GCGATGTTGATGTCGGGGCAAGCGCACCAATACAACGAGATTATTAAACGGATTGAAGACAGCAAGGTTGCTCACGAACGTGCTGTAAGGGAGTTAAAACAAGCCAAGGCCAAACGGAAAAGGCAACTAAAAGAATTTGCGACCTATACATTTATCGCCTTCGTCACCTGGTGTTTAGTGATGGCCGTAATTTACGTGTATTTGAAATTATGAACGCAAAAAAATTAGAACCAGATTCGGATTATGCCGACTACGACACCGATGGCGATGGCGTGGTATCTGATGATGAGTTAGAAACAAGCAAGGAACTCCAGAGCCTACGTCTTCAATTTGAGCGAGCAAATGCTCAGAAGACAATGGCGTGGTTCAGCCTCTGGGGCATGTTGCTGTACCCGAGTCTAGTCGTTTGTTCAGCGTGGATAGGACTGGAGCAAGCAGCAGGAATCTTGGGGGACATGGCCTCTGTCTACTTTGTTTCCGTAGCAGGTATTTTGGCTGCATTCTTTGGCGCTCAAGCTTGGTCGAATAGGAATAGCAAATGAGTATCGTCAATGCACTTATAGGCCCGGTGTCTGGCTTGCTCGATAAATTCATCGAGGACAAAGACCAGAAAAATGCTTTAGCCCACGAAATTGCAACGATGTCGGAGCGACATGCTCACGAAGCACTCAAGGGCCAGTTGGAGATCAACAAAGTTGAGGCTGCTCACAAGAGTCTGTTTGTAGCTGGATGGCGTCCCGCTATCGGCTGGGTGTGTATGCTCGGACTGCTGTACAACACGATCATTGCTAATGTCCTCTCTATCTGGGTCGAGGTTCCAGAAGTAGACACAACATTACTGGTGCCAGTGATGATGGGCATGCTGGGACTTGGAGCGATGCGCTCATACGAGAAGGTCAATCATGTGTCGAGAGAGAAATGAGTAAGCTCATCGAAATGCTAAGACAGCATGAGGGCGTGCGCTACAAGGTGTACGTGTGCTCTGAAGGTTACGAGACGATTGGCGTTGGCAGGAACATCTCTGAGAGTGGTTTAGGTCTCTCCAAAGACGAGGTAGATTTTCTTCTCATCAACGACATCGAGCGCGTGCAGAATGAGCTAGGCCGAAGCTTCCCTTGGTTTGCAGATCTGGATGAAGCCCGACGTGATGCGATGATTGATATCGCATTCAACCTTGGCTTAACAAGATTGCGAAGTTTCGTAAACGCTTTGGAAGCCATGGCGCACGGCCAATATGAGATAGCTGCTAACGAGTTCATGGATAGCAGATGGTCCCAGCAGGTTGGTAACCGGGCAGTCGAAGTTACAGAAATGATCCGTACAGGCGAGTATCAGTAATGCCTCTACAAAAGTTTATTTTTAACCCAGGAATCAACAAAGAAGGCACGGACTATAGTGCCGAAGGCGGTTGGTTTGATGGAAATCTGGTGCGCTTCCGCAAAGGTTTTCCAGAAAAGATAGGCGGTTGGCAAAAATACATACAATCCTCTTACGAGGGGACGGGTAGAAAGCTTCATGGGTGGGTTAACCTAGAAGGAACTAAGCTTTTAGGGTTAGGGACTAGGTTTAAGTTATATATTCAGGAAGGCACCACCTATAACGATGTAACGCCTATCAGGTCAACAACCAGTGCTGGGGATGTTACGTTTGCAGCAACTAATGGCTCTAGTACTTTAACCATTACGGACGCAAGCCATGGTGCTGCTGAAGGAGACTTTGTTACCTTTTCTGGCGCGGCATCACTTGGCGGTAATGTTATTGCCTCTGTCTTAAACCAAGAGTATCAAATTGAGTCTGTCCCAACAGTGAACACATATACTGTTGTCGCCAAAGATACATCTGGTGACACCGTCACAGCGAACAGCAGTGACAGCGGTAATGGAGGAAGCTCTGTTGTAGGCGCATATCAAATAAACTCTGGCCTAGATGTCTTTGTTGATGGTACGGGTTGGGGCACTGGCAGTTGGGGATCTGGATCATGGGGCTCAACGACCTCACTCACTGACTCTAACCAATTGCGCCTTTGGTCCATGGATAACTTTGGGGAGGATTTAATATCTAACCCTAGGGGTGGCAGCATCTATTATTGGGATAATAGTGACGGTCTCACAACGAGGGCAGTTGCGCTTACTGCTTTGTCAGGGGCAAATCTTGCGCCCACCAAGGGGCTTCAAGTCATCGTTTCTGACGTTGACAGGCACGTCTTAATTCTTGGGGCGGACCCGATTAATGCAGCAGGATCAGCTAGAACTGGCTCAATCGATCCATTGTTGATCGCCTTCTCTGACCAAGAAAATGCTGCTGAATGGGAGCCTAAGTCTACTAATACAGCAGGGTCTCTACGGTGTTCTGCAGGTTCAGAAATAATAGGCGGGCTTCGGGCAAGGCAAGAAACATTAATATGGACAGATACTGCGCTATATAGCCTTCAGTTTATTGGGCCTCCTCTTACGTTTGGACTAAACCTGATCAACGAAGGGGTTAGCTTGGTAGGTCCTAATGCTGCAATTAATACGCCTCAAGGCATATTCTGGATGTCTAAAAAAGGGTTTTACAGTTATTCAGGGGCAGTAAATTCAGTACCCTGTAGCGTGCACTCTTACGTGTTTGATGACATCAATGAAGGACAATCATTTCAATTCTTTGCTTTTCTCAATAAGAAATTTAATGAGGTGGGTTGGTTCTATTGTTCTGAAGATTCAACTTCTATTGATAGGTTTGTCGCTTACAACTACGTGGAGCAGACATGGAACATTGGCCAACTGTCTAGAACGGCATGGTTGGATGAAGGCATTGTTGCTTTCCCTCGCGCTGCAGGAAAAGCGAGTTCTGTTCCATACCTCTATCAACATGAGACGGGCCATGATGATGATGGCTCGCCCATGGACAATGTGTTCATTGAGTCTGCTGATTTTGATATTGGAGAAGGTGAGGAGTTTCAATTTATCAAACGAATGATTCCTGATGTTAAGTTCACGGGATCAGGTGGCAGTGAACAACAGATAAATGTGGTGCTGAAGCAAAGGAACTTCCCAGGGAGCTCGTTGACCACTGATCAAACTAGCAGCTTTACAGCGACCACAACGAAAATTGATATGCGTGCTAGGGCGAGGCAAGCAGTAATAAGGTTTGAATCGGATGATGATGCGGCCAATGGCGTTAGGCTCGGGGTAGGATTCAGAGTTGGCGGCACTCGCCTAGACATCAGACCTAACGGAAGACGATGACCAAGTTACTACAAGGCAGGCTTCCGTTTGCAATGAACGAGGTGGTTGATCCATCTACGTTCAATAGGACCGTCCGCTTACTGGAACTTAGTCTGGACGCATTTGATCCTGATGACACCCCGCAATTCACTTCAGAAAGAAGAGACCAACTAAAGTTCAATGCAGGCACAGTAATCTGGAATACGACAGAAGGCGTGCTTCAGGTGTATTTAGGAAGCGTATGGCAAAATATATCTGTGCCCTCGACATCTGGGGTGAGTGCTACAGGCAGCGTTGGAACAGTAAGCGTTGCTACAAATGGTTCTATCATTGTGAGTATTAGCTAATGGCAGAAATTAGAAGACGTGCTAAATCGCCTAAGCGAAAATCCTCAACAAAATTGTGTCCTAGAGGAAAAGCTGCGGCCAAGAAGAAGTTTGATGTTTACCCCTCTGCTTACGCTAATGCGTATGCAAGCCGTATATGTGCGGGAAAAATCAAAGATCCCTCTGGGGTAAAAAGAAAAGACTTTCGGGGTCCAAAGCCTAAGGGCAAGAAGGCTGGCGGTTTTATAGAAGCTCGAGGTCAAAATATGCTTATGCCAGATAAGCGCAAAAGAACCAGGATATCCTGATGAGCTTGAAAGAATGGTTTGGTAAGGGCAAGAAAGGTGACTGGGTTGATATTGGCGCTCCCAAAAAGGGCGGCAAGTTTCAAAAGTGTGGTCGTAAGAAAGCCTCTGCCAGTAAGCGTGCTGCAAAATCTGGGAGGAAATACCCAAAGTGCGTGCCTCGATCTGTTGCGAAGAGAATGACTGAGGGTGAGCGTAGAAGCGCAGTTCGCAGGAAAAGGGCAAAACCACAGGGGGTTGGAGGCAAGCCCACAAATGTGAAGACGTTTGTTAAAAAAGCAAACGGTGGCTTGATGAGCAAGAATCATCGAGGGTGTGGCGCAGTGATGCCAGACAGAAGAAAAGTAACTAAGTACAGCTGATGTTTAAAAAATTTGTACAAGAGTTTAATAACGGCGGAAAGGTCAGAAGACGACCCGTTATGCCTAAAAGGAATAAGAAGAACTTTCGGCCCACAAAAGCTGGGGCTGGAATGACAAGGGCTGGAGTAAAGTCTTACCGGCGGCTTAATCCTGGGAGCAAGTTAAAAACAGCGGTAACAGGTAAAGTTAAAAAAGGAAGCAAAGACGCTAAACGGCGCAAGTCATTTTGCGCTAGATCTGCAGGGCAAATGAGGATGTATCCAAAGGCGGCAAGGAACCCTAATTCTAGGTTGAGGCAAGCTAGGAAGCGTTGGAGATGCTAGCGTATTTCAATATACTAAAGGATTGGCCTTATATGGCTAACCTAATAAAACAAACTTCTTTTTTAAGAAGATGTGAAATGTCTAGCAGGAGGACAAATTTTGTCACTTGAGGCAGCATTAGCAATAGCAAGCACAATATCAAATATTGCTGGTTCTAAGAAGAATAAGGCACCTCCAAAGTCAGCTGCAGACCTAGCTCTTGACGATTATACACGATCGGTTTTACGTCAAGTTGATCGTTCTCAAGCTTTTGCTCCCGCAAAAACATTAGGTGAGATGAGTCCAGATGAGGTCCGTGGCGCACTTAGCTTTATGCCTCAAGGTAGTGGTATAGGCGGCTTCAATGTAGGCTACGGGGGAGTGGAGGGGCAGAGATATGCTAACTACCAGACCCCATCAGCCCCCGGTCAACAATTAGCAATGTTTGGAATGGCTCCAGGGCAACCATTGGCTAGCGTCGGTGGGGGCGCAGGTGCAGGTGGAGGTATTGGAGCATTGCAGCCGCCACCAACCTCTGAACTCAGTCCCTTTCTGCAAGAAAAAGCAGATGACATTGTTGCGATGTCAAGAGAAGACCAAGGATTGCCAGAAATAGGTTCTTATGAAGATCAAGTTCCTAAGCCAGATCCACGAGATTATGGCGCAAAATCCGTTAGCAAGAGTGGATCAATCTATTGGGGTCCTGGGCACGGGGGAGGGGCTCGTCGTAGAATGAAAGCGAAATACGCAGAAGACTTGGCTGCTTGGGAAAGATCAAAGGAACGATATGAAGCCTTGTATAACGATCCCAACGAAGTACAAACAGCAAGATACGGTGGGATTATGACTCTCGCTGGTGGCGGCTTTTCAGAGGAAGATTTCCAGAGAATGAATGGCCCCATATCTGGACCAGGCACAGAAACATCTGACGATATACCTGCCATGCTTTCTGATGGCGAGTTTGTTGTAAACGCCAAAGCTGTCCGAGGTATAGGCAGGCTTGGTGGCGCAAATCAAAGTAAAGAAGATCAGCGTAGAGAGGGGGCAAGAATGATGTATGCCATTCAACGTGCTGGTGAGCAAGCGATGAAAAGGGCTTCATCATGAGTGAAACACAAACTTATCGAACATCAGAAACCGTTCTTGCCCCAAGTTTCACTAGAACTTTTCAAGACCCCTCTGTTGAACTTAATACCAGAAGGCTGCTGGAGTCTTACTTCGGCCCTGAGGGGCTAATTAATCGGCCCATTCCTGTTCCTGAAAGAGGAATTGCTGGCCTTTCTCCACTAGAGATAGAAGCCCGCAATTTGGCAGGTGGTTTAGGTGGGTTTGGGCAACAGTTAGCAGAAGCGCAAGAAATGTACCGCGCAGCTGGTCAAGGTTTTGATCCAGCAACGGCGGGTTTATTTGCAGATCCTAGAGCTAGAGAACTGTACGAACAAAGCATGCAAGCCTACGACCCAGCCATGGGAGAAAGGTTTGTAGACCCAAGGGCCACAGAAACAATGCGTGGCGCTGCAGAAGGCATAGGTGCAGCAGCAGAAGGGATTGCAGGTCAAGTTGGGGGCGCTCAAACAGGTGCTGCAGAAGCAGCAGAAAGAGCGCGAAGACAGGTAGGCATGGCAGGCAGAGATTTAAGGGCCGCTGGAAGAATGGGACGTTCTGCTGCTGAACGAGGGATTGCTGGGTTAGCAGGCACAGGCGAAGCTTTTGATCCATCAGACATTAGTCGATTCCAAGATCCGTTCACTCAAGAAGTTATTGAAGCGCAACAAGCAGAGATTGCTAGGTTAGGAGAAAAACAGAAGTCAGATGCTCGGGCTCAACAAGTAAGAGCAGGCGCTTTTGGTGGGTCTCGAGGTGCAATACAAGAAGCAGAGATCGGTAGGAATGTATTGCAACAACAAGCCAAGACTGGGGCAGAACTTCGATCGCAAGGATTTCAACAGGCTGCACAACAAGCACAACAAGCTTTTGAACAAGCGCAAGCGCGAAGGCAGCAAGCAGCTCAATTGACTGGGTCATTAGGTCAAGCAGGTGCACAAACAGGGATATCTGCTGCGGGCCAAGCTGGGCAGTTGGGGCTTAGTGCAGAACAACTTGCACAAAGAGGGGCGCTTGAAGGTGGCCAACTGGGGCTAGCTGGTCAACAAGGTATAGGTTCCTTACTTGGCCAAGAAGCAGGCGTTGCAGAAAGGATGGCTCAGTTAGGCTTGTCAGGACAGCGCCTCGGAGCAGATATATTTGGCCAAGAGATGGGTAGGACAGCAGGTGCTGCAGCTGGCTTAGGTGGGTTAACGAGAGACCAAATGGGTATGGCGTTACAATCTTACGGTATGGGCACGGATGCAGCCAGCGCAGCAGCGGCTGGTATAGCAGGGCTAGGCGGACAAGGCCAAGATATGTTGGCTAGGCAAATAGGCATACTTGGTCAATTGGGTGGCGTAGGTCGAGGTATAGATCAAGCAGGATTTGATGCCCAATACACTGCAGCAACTCAATTAGCAGATGAGCCTTACATGAGATTGCAGAGAGGCATGCAGATTCTTGGCCAAGGGGCTCAGTTCTTGCCACAATTCGGCACTAGTGTCGGAACGCAACAAATGGGAATAGGTGCATATCAACAGCCAGGAACGATGGCCAATGTTGGTAGTGCTATAACTGGCGGTCTTCAAATGTATAAAGACCTAGGCGGAACCTTTGGCCAGAATCCCGCTGCCACTCCCACTGCTACTCCCGTCAATTGAACAAGCGGCAAAAGAAGATAGACAAAGTGATGGGAGAGTTTAAGCGTGGCTCTCTCAAATCTGGTGGGTCTGGGCAGAAAGTCACAAACCCCAAGCAAGCGATAGCCATTGCGTTGTCTGAGGCGGATGCCATGAATGAAGGAGGCATGATGCAAAATCCAGTTATGCAAAGACCCATGTTCCAAACTCCCATGCAAAGAAAAGGCATGGGGGTCATGGCAGGTGTGGCTCCTATTAAAGGCTATGCAAATGGCGGTGAAGCTGAAGAATTGGGATTTATGGATTACGCCTCCGTACTTCCGGGGGTTATAAGAGATATGGTTGTCGGTGACGATGGCACCATGAGCGATTTTTTCACTCTTGAGAAAACGCCAGAAGGACAAGGATTAAATCTTAGAGACTTGACTGATTTTTTTATAGTTGACCCAGATGATCCAGCTGACGTGGCGCTTGCAAGTGCAACTGCTGGACTCATAGCAACTGGAGTGGGAGCGCCTGGAGCGATAGCAGCAAAGCTTGCAAACATGGGCTTCAAAGGTAAAAAGGTTACCGAAAAAATTGAACAAGCCATTAGGCTTGCGGCTGGAGATACAAGGGGTAAAACTTTTGCTCGAGGTCAAACAGCTAGATTACTTTTACCTGGAGAAGCACAAGCAGAAGATCTACAACAGATTGCCCAAATGGAAGAAGAGCAAGGAGGTGGAGGCATTGAGAACTTGCCAGAAGCAAGCCTTGTGTCTGGAACCCCTACTGCAGAAGAACTAGAAAATATAGGCATGACTGCAGAGAAGTTTCAAAGCTTAGATCCTGCAGTGCGTCAGCAATACATAGATATTATCAATGATCGAAGAGGGCTGTCTCAAATAGGTAATGTTGCAATGTCTCCTTTTGCAAGGGCAGCAGATTTTGTATCTCTCCCGCTTAGAGGGATAGAGCAATTATATGATGAGTTTTCAACGAGCAGAGTTGGCAGAACTTTAGGCATGTCTGAGCCAGGAGAGGAGGCAGGAGATTTTGAACTAGCACCCTATTCTGATTCTATAAGAGCATCTATAGAAGAAAATAAACCAATTACTGAAGAAAGTTTGGTTGCTGCCTTAACAGATAAACCAGATGCCCCTGTGCCCATTGATTCAGTGGTTGTTACACCTGAAAGCCAATTGGTAATAGATGAGGGTGACCGCGCAGATGAAAGAAGTGGCATTCAAAAACTATTAGAAGGCCTTAGCAGCGACAGGATTGCTTATCAATTTGCTAAAGCCGCGCAACCAAGTGAAGGGTTTGTTCCAAGGAATCTTGCGAGTGATCTCATTCTTGCAGGTCAGGAATACGATAAGCTTCAAAAAGATGATACGGCGTTACAAAGTAACTTAGCCGCCCTTCAAGAACTAATGCCAGAATCAAGCCCAGAAGACTTAATAAACTTACTGATGGGTAGAGATCCAGGTGCAAAACTCAGGGCAGACAGGTTGAGTTTGTTTAAAATAATAGCTGGTGATCCAGAGAGAAGCAGGATTATAGACGCAGATGGAATAGACAGGCTAAAAACTCAAGAGGAGATATTTGCAGAGGTAGATAATATTCTCGGTGCTTCAGAGGGGCAAACTTCAGTGGCATCGGATATCCCCTCCATAACAATGGAAGAAATGGAAAGGTACTCTTAGGCGAATTAAAGATGATAATTCAGCTGCCTGATGGAAGAAGTATTGACGTACCTACTGACGATATTGAAGTTGCAAAACGTGTTGCAGCAAACTGGGCAAAAGATAATCCTTTTATCGCAAGAGGAGCGCAGCTTGGGCCAGAGGATGTTTCTGCTGTAGGGGATATTGTGAGGGGCGTTGGCGCTGGTTTGGTCGGCGCGGTTGAAGGTATATCAACACTTCCATTAGAAGCATTTGATGCTATCACCGGATCAGAGGAAGGGAGCGCAGAAGAACTTAGAAGTTTTTTTGATAAGTACACACCAGATACCCATACTGGATTAGGCGAAGCAGCTAGATTTATCACGCAGTTCGCTGCCCCTGGCGGGTTAGCAGTAAAGGCTGCAAGAGCCTTGAAGGCAAAAAAAGCTATTGAGTCAGAAGGTTTTAGTCCCTCTGACGTAGCTGTATTTGGTGCTGCAGATATAGCAGCAACAACTCCTGATGTTGAAACGCTTGGTGACTTTTTTGAAGGCGGTCCTAC